AGAAGGCACCGAGTATCGACGGAGCCAGTGGTTGCAGAGCTCGATTAGTCGATCTCGATTACGAACCTACTTGGATCCGTTACATTGCGATAGAGCGACATAGTACGCCCAATAAGATCGAGGCAGCGCGGTGGGACCGCAAGAACCAGTGGAGGAAGGAATGACCGAGGTCAACTGGGCTGAGAACGACAGACGGCTGATCGAGGCCCCCACGCTGGAAAGTGCCCGGCGGATGGGGGCGACGCACTGCGCCTATGGCTGGGCTTGCACGCCCTGGGGGCACTGGTCGGATGACCACAAGGCGGCCTACCGCGAAGGCTTCGAGGAAGCGATGAGGAAAGGGAAGTGACATGACCGACAACCCGCTCGACCAGGAGGTCCGTGCCAAGATCACCCAGGTCTGCGCCGAACTCGATGAGATCGAGAAGGAGATGGCAGCGACCCGAGATAAGCTCGACCAGTTGATAGCCCGGGCGCGGGAGCTGGAGGATAGTTTCGACGAGGCGTGGGACGATCTGATCCGCGCGCGGGACGCCTTGAGCAAGTACGTCTGATCCATCCTGGACAGACCGCCGACCTCTGCGAGATACTGTTCGCGGACCCACCACCCAAGGAAGGGAGAGAAGGATGTCCGAAAAGACCCTGATCCCGGAAGACGACATTCGCGTGATGCACGCCGAGTTCGCCATCCGCGACTTCAAGAACCACATGACGCCCCGCGAGATCGTCCACAAGGTGGCCGAGCACCTGGGTTTCAAGCTGGTCGACCCCGACGAGTGGCAGCGCCTCAAGGAGCGGGCCCGGGACGAGAGTGTCACCGATGCCTGAGCCCGAGTCGATCGAGGCGATCGTCGCCCGGCTCGACGGCGGGGCCGACGCCTACCATCCCCTGCTGCACCGGATCGCCAAGGAGATCCGCACCCTGCAGCTGCGGATCAACCGGCTTGAGCACAACGAGGCCAATCGCGCCGACCCGAATCGTCTGCGCTGAACCCAAGGAGGGTGCCATGGATGCGGCGATCCCGAGTCTCGATACCCCACCGCGTGACGTGGCGGACGACCCGGCTCCGGACGGCGTCGCGCTGGTCCGCGGCCTGCTGATCGGCGGGGCCCTATCCCTGCTGTTCTGGCTGCCGCTGGCCGCCGCCCTGGCCGACGGGCCGACTGACGTCCCGATGCCCGACGAGGTGCCTGCGCTCTCGGTCGATCTGATCGCCAACCCCTACGACCGCGACCTGTACGACCACTGGATCGACGAGGACGGCGACTGCCTCGACACCCGGGCCGAACTGCTGGTCGAGCGGTCTCTGTTGCCCGACGCTGTCCTGTTCAATGACAGCGGTTGCACGGTGCGGTCCGGACTCTGGCACGACTGGTACAGCGGCAAGGTCTACGTGTTCGCCTCGGCGATCGACGTCGACCATGTTGTGCCTCTGGCCGAGGCGCATCGCTCGGGGGCCTGGGGCTGGGACGAGGACCGGCGCCGGGCGTTTGCCAACGATCCGTTCAACCTGCTGCTGGTCGATGACGGGCTGAACCAGGAGAAATCGGACAGGGGCCCGGAGGACTGGCTGCCGCCGAACGAAGGCGCCGTCTGCCTTTACATCAGCCGGTGGGTCGCGGTGAAGCAGCGCTACCGGCTGTCGTTCGACGAGCGGGAGACGGCTGCCCTGCAACGCCTTGGCAGCAAGCACGACTGTCTCGTCGACGATCGATGACCCGAGAGAGGGGGAGGGGACCTACGTGAGCCAGAAACGTCCACAGCTGCGCCTGAAGGCCGGCGGCAACCACTTCGCCTCGGGTCGGCCGAACCGCAAGGTATGTCATTCGATGGCGACCGCCGAGACGCTGACCGGCAGCGCCCGGGTCGCCTGCGCCCAATGCAAGGCCGAGGTCAAGCGCAGCGATGCCCTGAGGTGCCTGTTCGCCCCCTGTCTGGGATCGCGGGCCGCCCAGGGTAAGTAATGCAATCGATTGCAAACCCAAGGAGGGGACGATGGCAATGAAGATCAAGGTCCTGGTGGCTTGTTCCAAGATCACCGGCACGGGTTGGGTGGTGAAGGACCTTGCGCCGCCTGAAGACGACAACCCCGGCATCGACGAGGACATCAATAACGTCAGCGAGGCGACCAACGATCTGGGCCTGGGCGACCCGCCCGGACACGGCCTGTGGGTGTGGGAAGGCCTGTCGCGTCTGGTCGAGGTCCGACATCCCGACTGCTGGGGCGAGTACGACGTCGAGTACAAGGGGGAGTGGCGCCGGCCGACCCCGGACGAGCTCGCCGGCTACGACACGGTAGAGCCTTCCGATCCCAAGGAGGGATGGGCCTTCCCGCCCGAGGACAGCCCGTTCGATGGCACGTTGATGCCCAGTTCCGATGTCGAGGGGGCAGTCGATGATCGGGACATTCAGATGTACGTCGCCGGCATCGACCAGCCCAGCCACGGCCATGTCATCGAAGTCTATGGCCCGGACGCCGAGACTGCCGAGGCGCGCCGCGACTGGGTGCTCAATGTCCTGAAGGGGCAGGTTGTGCCGCCGGGCTGGAGTGTGGTGCCGCCCGAACCAACCGGTGCCATGATCGACGCGGCGTGCAAGGCGATGTCGCCCGACCATCGGCCGACGGCAGACTACGTGTCGGTGCGCGAGAAGCATACCATCCGCTACCGCGCCATGCTCGCTGCGGCGCCGACGCCGGACGGCACCGACAGTGCGGCCGGGGCGTTCCAGGACCGGGTGCAACCCTGGCTGACGGCTTGCTTCGGCGAGACGATCGCCACCGACGTCTACGAGCGGGGTTGCCGGTTCCTCGAGGAGGCGATCGAGCTCGTCCAGGCCCTGGGTCTGTCGAAGGATGACGCCTTGGCCCTGGTCGACTACGTCTACGGCCGAGAGATCGGCCACCCGCCCCAGGAGGTCGGCGGGGTGATGGTTACCCTGGCGGCGTTGTGCCTCGCCCACAAGATGGACATGCACCGACTCGGTGAGGCCGAGCTCGCCCGGGTCTGGCTGAAGATCGACCAGATCCGCCAGAAGCAGGCCAACAAGCCGATCAAGGGCCCGCTGCCCGGGACTGTCGCCTGATGCGTCGGTTCCGCAGGATCAGGTGCCGGGACACCGCGGTGCCGTTGGTCAAGCGCCTCGCCGCGGAGATGGCCCGGCAGCGCATCGGCCCGCAGGACCTGGCCGAGCGGTCCGGGGTCAGCTTCGAGACGATACGACGCTGGTTCGAGCGGGGCGGCAACCCGACGGTCGAGAACCTGAACGCCGCGTTCGGCGTGCTCGGCCAGCAGCTGATCCCGGTTGACCGGGAGCTCGGCGACGATCCGTATGCCAAGGGCCACCACGCCGGCTATGTCGCCGGGCGGAGGGCGGTGGCCCGCCAACCCAAGGAGGGAGTCGAAGGATGACCCAGGACCCCATCGTCCAGTTGCCGGACGGCAAGCTGGAGTGCACCGCCTGTGAGAACCAGTACGAACCGAGTGACCGTGATCGCACGGCTATCGGTGCCGCCGCAGAAGGGCTGCCTGAGCAGGACCCGATTCTGCAGTTCTTCCGCTACGAGCACCTGCGGCCCGAGCTGAAGCAGGTCAGCCAGCCGTTCTGCGACCTGGCCCGGCAGATCGTCGAGACGCTGCCGCGCAACCCGGAACGCACGGTAGCCCTGCGCAAGCTGCTCGAGGCCAAGGACGCCGCTGTGCGCGCACAGCTGTACGAGCGCGACGACTGAGCGCACGACTTTCCAATTTGTCGCTGACAACGTCCCGGCGGGAGGGCATCCTGTCGGGACGTTGCACATGAGGAGACACGCCATGACAGATCAGATCGAACAGCAGCAGGATGCGCAGGATCGGAAGATCCTTGGCTGGTTTGTCGCGGCGGCAATACTGATCGGTCTGTTTGCCTGGGCCGGGGGCGACCGGGAGAGCGCGGGGTCGTCTTCGGAAGGAATGTATCGCATCGGCACCCAGGTCAAGACGACGGGCGCCTGGGCCTGTCGAATCAAGGATATGCACGACGAGCTGCGCCGGGCCGCCCAGCTTGGTGACCAGGAATGGGTCCGATCGGTTCCGCTGTGCGAGTTCATGCCGGCAGGCATCGATGGGCGTATCCGTCGCGCGCACCCGTTCGGCAAACGCTACGAGGTCGAGCTCTACCCGCCGTCCGGGGGCCGGGGCCTTGTCTGGTGGATCAGCGAGCACGGCGTCACTGACCGGCGCTAGGGTGCCGAGCGGCAGCGGGGGCTTCGGCCCCCTTTTTCTTTGCCGGCTGGTTGTCGTCTTTTCCTTTACCCCGCATCGCCTTTTGCTAGACTGAAGATGTAAGGAATTGCACCGTATCGCCAAGGAGGGCACCCGAGATGAAGTTCGAGTTGAACACCCAGCACTACCTCGCCACGCATGGCAGGTCGCCCAAAGGCCGGGGTCAGTGGATGATCGAGGTGATGCCGGTGGTCGGGCCATGCTACGAGCCGAAGACGATCACCGCTGGCGGCACCCTGACCGAGGTGCGCCGCCACGCAGAGCGGGTCGCCCGCCGCGACTTTCCTGAAGCCTCGAAGGTCGATCTGGTGGTGCTGCCGTAAGGCGACCTCCGCGTGCAATCGATTGCAAAGGAGGGAGGCCAAGGATGACTCCGCAGCAGATCATCAAGCGCAACGCCGGCGGCGCCAGCCTGATGCAGCTGGCCCAGGAGCTGGGCATCAGCGTGTGGGCGCTGAAGCGCCGGGTCCGGGCCGAGGTGCCCGACTGGCGTCCCCGCACCGGTCGCCCCCGTGGCCCGGCCGACCCCAACCGCGACAAGGAGATCCGCCGGATGCGCGCCGAGGGTCTGTCCCTGGCCGAGATCGGCGACCGCTTCGGCCTGACCAAGCAGCGCATATCGCAGATCGTCGGGGAGGCCTGACATGGAGAAGCTCAAGGCCGGCTTTTTCTGCGTCAGCGGCAACGGAACGTCCCTGCACCTTACCCGCTGGGAGCCGTCGACCCACTACACCACGATCAGGGCGACGGAGCCGGACGATCCTGACTTTGCGGATTATGACGTCATCATGCATCTCGCCGACTCGGATCGGATCACGATGATCGCGGCTCTGTACGGCATCCAGCACGGAGCTCCGGGTTGGCGCGAGCAGCTCGCCAAGGCCCTGCTCGACGACATGGGAGAGGGGTGACATGGCCCATTTGAAGACGACGCTCCACGACAACGGCGAGCCGTCCTTTCAGATGAAAGTGGTCTGGGACGACACACAGCACGAGGTGCTGCTGTTCGTCGGTGACCTCCCGTCGTTCGACCTCGCCTGGGAGGATCGCCTGACCTTGGTTGCCGGCCTCTGTGGTGTCGACATCACCGAAACAGGCTGGAAGGAGCGGCTCGCCCACTGGCTGGTCCAGGACCTGGAGGCCAATCCTTTCTCTTGACCCTGTCTCGTCCTGTGTCAGAATGACTACAGGACTTCAGCAACCCAAGGATGGGACCGCAAGATGCTCGACGAAGTCTTCATCGACACCAGGATCGGCGACGGAATGCCCGTGATCGCCCGCGGCACCTTCGAGCCGACCCGCGACCCGGCGACGGCGGAGTTCTGGGGCACTACCGTGTTCTGGCCGACCGGCGCCAAGGTCGACCCCGGCCAGCTGACCCGCGAGGAGCGCACCCGCATCGAGGACGAGCTGTTCGAGCAGTGGGGGCGGCTATGACCAATCTCGCCGTGAACCGGCTCTTCAAGGACGAAGACCCCAACGACAAGACCACGCTGCAGGTGTTCAGGACAAAGAACTACTGCCAGCTCGACATCAAGCCCGACCCCGAATTCGATATGCCGGCGATCGATCTCAGGACCGAGGACATCATCCACGTCATCGCGGCGATCGCCTGCGTCGACTCCGAGCAGGAAGGTTGGAAGGAGCGCCTGGCCGCAAGGCTGGTCACGCTGATCGAGGAGGCCGAGTGATGTCCTTCTTCCAGATCGACTGCGCCTGCGGCGATCCAAAGTGCGACTACGGCATTACCATCGTGACGGCGAGATCCGGAGTGGGGGCTGTAACCCTCGACGTCTACGGCCAGAACGCCGCGTCGGTGAACGTCACCCTGCACGAGGAGGAGAGGCTGCGACTGGTCGCCGCCCTCTATGGCGTGCCGCAAGACACCCCGAATTTCCGAGAGGTCCTGGCCGAGCGTCTGGTCGCGGCATTGGAGGGTGCGTGATGGTCTTGGTTGACACTGAAGTCATCGTCAACTGCGAGTGCGGCGCCGACATCTGCAACGGGCATATGAAGCTGCGCACCCTGTCGGACGGTTCGGCCGAGCTACTCCCGATGAACGGATTGGTGCTGAAACCGTCCGGCAAGCTCACCCTGGTCGCCGCGCTCTACGGGGTCAGCCTGGAGCACCCCGACTGGCGGGAGCAGCTCGCCACCAAGCTGGTCGCCGCCATGGAGGACATGCCATGACAGAATACGGGCCGTTCAACGACGCCACCAAAGACGGCACGGAGTTGCTGGTGTCGACCGATGGCTTGTGGTATCCGAACAAGCGGATCGTGCTCAGGTCCGGATTGTCGAGCATCATCTTCGAGCTCGACCCAAAGGACCGCACCCGGCTGATCGCCGCGCTGTTCGACCTGTCTCCCGACTTGGAGGGCTGGGTCGAGGATCTGGCAGGTCGGCTCTATGCCGCCCTGACCTGGGAGGGGTCGCACGATCCGGCCTCCGCCCCCGAGCCGGAGTCGGCGGTCGGCACGCCCAAGATCACCCTGCACTGCCCGGAATGCGGATCGACCGACATCACCCGGCCGGCCGAGGTGCGATGGGATAGCAGTGCCGAGAAGTTCTGCGTCGTTAACTGGACCGACACGGCAACCTGCCATACTTGCGGCGCCAACGGGTTCTTCGGGGATGTCGAGACTGCTTGCTGGCGACCGCCGCAGTTCTGACGGCCCCGGCCGTCCAGGCGGAGACGTTGTGGGCAGACAGCGCCGGCGGGGTGTGGTGGGTCGAGGCCTACCGTAACCTGCAGGATGAGGTCTTCTGCTCGATGATGACGTAGTACCCGCAGACGGGCCGAGAGGTCGTCCTGGCGGTGTTCTCGACCGGCCTGCAACTCGCACTCACCGATCCGGCCTGGTCGCTGCCCCAGGGGGACGTGGGTCGGGTGGTTATCACCGTCGGCGGCTACTCCCAGGCGCACACGGCTTCGGCGATCACGGAGACCTCGATCAACATCTACCTCGGATGGGATGAGGCCTTCTTCGAGTCCTTCGCCCGGTCCTGGCGGATGACGGTCGACCTGCCGCGGGGGACGGACTTTGTGATCAGCCTGCACGGCACGATGGCCAACGCCAACCTGCTGGCGGATTGCGTCGATGTGTTCGTCATCGGCGATGGCGGGGGCACCAACCCGTTCTGAGCCTGATCCGGAAGACCGAACCCAAGGAGGGGACCATGAAGATCTGGTACATGGTGGTCAGCCACCAGCATGGCGCCAACACCTACCTCGGCACTTCGCTCGAGGAAGTGCAGGCCGATCTGTTCGAGGACTTCGTTGCCGAGCAGTGGGCGGAGCTGATGCCCGATACGGCGATGCCGGATAATGCCGGCCTGGCGATCGAGCAGTATTTCCACGGGGTCAGCGATATCGGCGGCGACGAATGGTTCCGGCCTTGATCTAGGAGGTGTCCATGACCCAGCGTACGCGCCACGACCGGCAGGCCATCGCCACCGGCGACTTCTGGGAAGCGATCGGCGACCGTCTCGGCCTCCATCTGGTCGGATGGACCATGTTGGAGTCTGCGCTGTTCCGCCAGGGCAGCCGCACCCAGCGGGTCGAGGGGTCCGAATTGGCCCATGCCCTCGGCCGGGCACTCGACGTGCCGGTGCCGGACCTCGACCAGGTCTGACCGCTGCAATCGATTGCACGGGGTGGCACCAGTTCTGATGCCACCCCTCGTCGTGCCGGGTGCCTCGCCGGGTCCGATTTGCCAGACTGCGCCGATCCGAAGACGCCGGATGTTCAAGGAGGAACGGGCGTGGAGAAGCGCTTGATGGTGGTCGCCCCGCACGCCGACGACGCGGAGCTCGGCTGCGGCGGCTACATGCACCGGGTGGCGGCGGACGGCGGCAAGGTTCATGTCTCGGTGCTGGCGGTCGGCAACGTGTTCTTCGGCCATCTCGGCCGCGAGGTCACCTGGCAGGAGCGGGTCCAGGAGCTGCGCCGGTCGATGGACCAGGTCGGCGGCAGTTGCCGGATCGGCTTCTACGACAAGGACCGGTTGCTCGACACCCTGCCGATCGCCGACATCGTGTCGTTCGTCGAGGACGAGATCCGCACCGTCGACCCGACCGAGATCCTGATTCCGCTGCCGTCCAGCCACCAGGACCACGAGATCGCCTACCGCGCCTGTCTGGCGGCGACCCGTCCCTCGGCCCTGACCCGGGGCGTCCAGCTGATCGCCGCCTACGAATACCCGGCAACCGCCTGGGGCGCGGGGTCCTCGGCCGACGCCGGCAAGGGCGGCATGTATGTCGAAATCGGCGAGACCGGCCTCGACGCCAAGATCGCCATGCTCGGCTGCTACCGGACCCAGATCCGCCAGAACGGTCACTGCTGGTCGTTCGAGGCGGCCCGGGCGATGGCGCGGATGCGCGGCCTCGAGTCGGGGCTGGGTTATGCCGAGCTGTTCCACGTTCTGCGCAAGATGGTGCGATGACCAGGGAGGACAGTCCAGGATGGATGCGGTCTCGATCTATGAGAGCCAGCCCGACGACAAGCGTGGCACCCCGGAGGGGCTGCTGACCCCGGACCACCTGCATGACGCCCGGCTGGTCGCCACCTCGGAGCTGGTATCGTCGCTCGACCCAATCTCGGTGCTCGACGTGGGTTGTGGCTACGGCGACCTGGCCGACTGCATCTCGCCGGCGGTCGCCTATACCGGCATCGAGCAGATCGACTGGATTTGGAACATCGCCCGGGCCCGGCATCCGAAGCTGGAGATCCTCAAGAGCGGCCTGGACGGCTTCGCCCAGGAGACGCCGCGGCGCTTCGACGTGGTGGTCGCCGCCGGCGTGCTGCCAACTGTCGATCCGGCCGATCGCACCCGGTTCTGCCAGACCCTGCGCAGCCTCGCCGAGCGCTTTGTCGTCGTCTCCTGGCTCGACCCGCTGCACTACGGCGGCCGGCTGCAGGCGACCTCGGTGCGGTCCTTGTGCGAGGCCTTCGACGCCCCAGTCGCTGTCAGCCCGGTCCCCGGGGACTCCAGCTACCTGCTCGGCGTCGTCACCGTCGCCCGCTGATCCGCCTGCAATCGATTGCACGGAGGCCCGTTGGCGATGCGCGTGCTGATGTTGCCCTACCTCTACTTCAAGGACGAGGCGCAGTCCTCCGGCATCGTCCACCAGTCCGAGCTCGCCGGGGCGCTGGCCGCCGCCGGACACGCGGTGGTGGTCGCCATGCCCTCGGGCAGGGACTGGAAGTACGACCACACCCGGTGGTTCGGTGGCCATCCGAACCTGACGGTGCGGCCGGTCGACTATCCGCAGGACCTGAACTTCACCGGCGGCCTGATTCCGCCCGAGCTGGCCCGGCTTCTCATGCCTGAGCTGACCGACCTGCCATACGACGTGGTGTTCCTGGGCACGCCCGAGGCGGCACTGGCGATCCGGCGGTTCCTCTACAGGAAGGGCCATACTCGGCTGAACGTGCCGGTGGTCACCTTCTTCGACTGCGTGTTCGGCTATGAGGACGGCAAGTCCCGCGCCGGCCGAGGCGGCTCGAACCCAGACTTCATCCGCGAGCTGATGCACCTCCAGGTGCTGTCGACGCTGGAGAGCCCGGCGGTGCTGCATGTCCCCAACGAAGTGACCGTGCTGCACCAGAACATCCGCGCCCTGCTGTCGCCCAGCAACGCCCGCCAGGCCATGGCCAACGTGCACCGGGTGTACCGGCCCTACCGGCCGCCGCGCGACCCGGTGCGCCGGCAGCGCCGCGGCGCCGACTTCCGGGTGTTCGTGGCGCGCTCGTTCGGGCGCAGCGAGGAGGAGGCCGGCGAGCAGACCGAGCCGCTGATCCGGGCGGTGCACGCCCTGCGCTGCAATGGCACGCCGATCCGGACCGTGCTGGCAACCCAGTCCAAGCTCGACGACTGGGCGCGCAACGTGATCGACGCGGCCGGCGACTCGATCGAGGTGCTGCACCAGCGCCCGCGCGCCGAGGTGATGGACGCGCTCTACGACTGCGAGCTGTCCGCCTACCTGACCGACTACAACGGCCTGTACATGTCGAGCATCGAGGCGGTGTGCTCGGGCAGTCCGCACCTGCACAAGGCGACCCGGTATTCGGCCGGTGAGGTGAACAGCCCGTTCTCGGTCGACAGCTACGACGTCGAGGCGATCATGGCGGCGCTCAAGACGCTGCTCGCCGACTTCGACGCGGCGGCCGACACCGCCTATGCCAACGCCCTGATCGAGCTCGATATGCGCGACCCGGCCGCGGTCGGTGACCGTATCGGCGCGATCATGGAGGACGCCTGGCGGACGGTGAACCCGGGCCTGGAACTCGGCCGGTTCAAGTCGATGGGCGCCACCCTGGAGGCGGTCGCCGGCGTCGGCCGGGTCGACGGCCAGACCCTGGACCAGGTGGTCCGGGCGGTCGCCGCGGCGCGCGACAGTGGCACGCTCGGCCGCTACTCGGTGCCCTGGCTGGCCTGGGCGCTGACCGAGCTGGGTTACGTCGTGCGGCTCGAGGGCGGAGTCAAGGCGCCGTCCTGGATCGTCCAGTGGAAGGGACAATAATCCTAGCTGCCAAGGAGGGCACCATGCCGATCTGGGTGACCGCGACCCAGCCTCTGATGTTCCCGCCGCTCTACATGTACGAGCGCTTCGCCCGTTGCCACGTCGTGGTGATCATGGAGGAGGCCCAGCACAGCCGCTCGGCCGAGCACAGCTGGTTTCAGCTCGGCCAGAAGGACGGCGTGCACAAGATCCCGGTGCCCTGCCGCGACAAGAACCGCCGGCCGATGGACGAGATCGCGGTGGCCGAGCTCGACCAGTGGGCCGACAAGCTGCAGAAGCGCTGCCAGCACGTCTACGGCAAGTGCGACGGCTACCGCGAGGTCAAGACATCGTTCGACGGTCTGCTCGACCATCTGGTCGACAAGGGACCCTGGACGCTGGCGTCGCTGGCCGAGACGACCATGGACTGGCTGGCGATCGAGCTCGGGCTTTATCCGGTGATCCGCAAGTCCAAGCAGTTGGTCCCGGTGCGCCCCGAGGAGCCAACTGAATGGCTGGCCCGACTGACCCAGGCGGCAGGCGGCACGGACTACATCCAGGGAGTGGTGTCGATCGAGAACTATTTCGAGAAAGGCCGGTTCGCGCCGAAGGGTATCCGGCTTTGGGGCCAGAACTGGCCGGCCCCGGACGCCCCGCGGCTCTGCCCCGAGCCGACGCTGCGGCTGTCCGCTCTCGACCCGCTGTTCGTTGCCGGTCCGGATTGGTGCCGGCAGGCTATCGGCGCCGACCTGGGCACCGGTACGGCCAATCGCACTGCCGTCGACATGAGTGCCTGGGCATGAGACTGCTCGTCGATCCGATCAGCACCAATGACCCGCAGCTCTGCTCCTGCCACTTCAAGATGCAGACCATGATCCGCTACTTGCTGGAGCGGCGGGACGACCTGTTCGTGTACTACCTGCTGCCCGACCCGGAGACCTCGGGCGGCAGCTGGACGATCGACCATGACTGGCTGATCCGCGACCCGCGGGTGCGCTACGTGCCGGTGTCGGTCGACCCCGACCGGATGAAGGAGTACGCCCGGGTCAACGCCGACATCGAGAACGCCGTCGCCTACAACGGGCCGCTGTGGGATTTCGACGTGCTGCTCACCGCCCGCTCGACCCAAGTGCCGACGCTCAGGATGTGGATGTCCCGGTCGAACCGGGCCTGGACCAAGGCGATCGTGATCGACGATGAGTTCCCGATCATGTCGTTCAAGAACAGGGTGTGTCAGCCCGACCCGCGCTCGGGCGATCTGCTCGCCCTGACCGGCTACATGGCCGCCGACCTGTCGCTGATCTTCTCGTTCGCCTCGACCAGGCTGATCCTGAAGGAGGCCCGCAGCTGGTTTCCGCCCAGCAGGGTGCGCGAGCTGTCCGATCGGCTGGTGGCGGCGTCCTCGATCCGGGTCGACCAGGTGCACACCCGTTCGGCCGAGCAGGTCAAGGCGGTCGCCGCCCATGAGCGGCCGTTCGCGGTGGCCTATACCCAGCGGGTGTCGCGGCGCAAGTCTGAGCGCACCTCGAAGGAGCCCGCCCTGTCGGTGTTCCTCAAGCAGTGGGTGTACTGGGGCGGCCGGCGGCCGATCCGGTTCCTGCTGACCTCGAACAGCCGGGTCACCGAGGACTACGAGAAGCATGAGCACCTGGAGGTGAAGCGCTGTCCACGCGAGGAGTTCTGGCGGGTGATGCGCGAAGAGGCCGACCTGATCCTGGCCCTGTCCGACGACGAGGATTACCCGCTCAGCCTGATCGAACCGGTGATGCTGGGGGTGCCGGGGGTGTTCAACAGGGCGGCCTGGTCCGAGGCGACCTTCGGCAAGGACTACCCATTCCTGGTCTCGGGCGAGAGCGAGGCCTATGCGGTGCTCAAGGCCTTCTACGAGGACTACGAGGGCATGTATGCCAAGTTCCGGGCGTGGTCCGAGGACGTGTTCGCGCTGATGATGGCCGAGCGCAACGACCGCTGGTTCCCGCTCCTGCTCGACGAGTTCCTCGACCGGTTCGAGCAGGGCCTGGCCGAGCGGATCGGTCGGACCGGGACCGGCGAGTCCGACGAGAACGAGGTGGTCGCGGGCGTGCTGGACTGGGCCCGGGGCAAGCCCGACTTCCTGTTCGCCGACGCGCTGAAGGGCCTGCACGAGGCCGGCACGCTGCGCCACCTGTACACCGTCTATCAGCGCTCGCGGCACCGCACGAGCTACTCGATGGGCACTGCCTGGAACGAGTATCGACTCAAGCTGAAGTACCGGCATGGCCTGCGCGACGCCGGTGCGGCCACGGGCCATCTTGCTTGGCCTGGTTAAATTGGTAGAATGAATGAACGGGAACCGAAACCATGGATGGTAGGGACGTGCAGGGATACAAGCCCCAGAAACAGAAGGCCGACGACCTGCTCAGCCAGTGGGTCGTCGAGGCCCCGGAGACCCCGGCGGTCCGCGTGTCGGACCCGCAGCGCAAGTGGCGGATGATCTCGGCTCTGCAGAAAGCGGTGCGCCGCGGCGATGTCGACACCGCGCTGAAGATGGCGGAGGGCGTGCGGCAGGTCGACCCGGCTTATCTCTGGCGCCGGTTGACCATTATCGGCTTCGAGGATGTCGGTATCGCCGATCTCGATGGCATGATGGCTCTGGTGCGGTTCTGCAGCGCCAAGGCGGTGCGCGAGCAGCACGGCGAGAAGCCGGGGCTGATGGCCCTGGTCAGGCGGTTGTGCGAGGCACCGGGCGACCGCACCGCCTGCGACGGGCCGGTCGCGGTCTACTGGCACCGGAACTGGCATGCCGCCCGGCAGAACATGGCCGAGCTGTCCGACCATGAACTGCAATTGATTGCATTGGACGAGCATCAGCCCCGGACCACGCGGATCATGGCGCTGACCCTGCTGCGTGGCCAGCGCGACTCGGAAGATCCGAAGGCGGGGTTTCCGAGTCGCAAGGGCGGGGTGGGCCCTTGGTTCAAGGCAGTGCGCGGGCTCGGCGTGCCGGACGACGTCCTGTACACGGTGCGCCAGGCCAACGCGATCGGATGCGACCAGATGTCGATGCCCTTCGCCCTGCTCTGGCAGCAGGTGTGGGGCGACGGGACCCGGCCCCGGCCCCAGACGCACGACGACCCGATGCCAGAGGTCGAGATGATCGGCCCGTATCCCAGCTACACGTTCGACTGGCATACCCAGGAGGGCAAGCGCGCGCTGGCGTATTTCGCCAAGATGGAGACCCCGGTCGCCAAGCTGATCCAGCACCTGCCGTTCGAGAACGGCAAGCAGCGGGTCGACTTTCTGGGCGACCTGCTGTTCCGAGCCGAGGGCGACCTGCTGGCTCGGCGGCTGGTCTGGGCGGGCGGGATACTGTTGCGCCAGCTATCGAGCGAGGCCTGCGTGCTGTACTTCGATGGCACGACTCGGGAGGGCCTGTGGCCGATGGTCGAGGCCATGCGCAACAGCCTGGACGCGCTGAACTACGCGCGGCGCAAGATCGTCAACTGATCCTGGTCGCGTCCACGAGACCGGAGTTGCGCGGAAGCCATTGATCAGCCTGGATTCAGGCCGTAGACTTCTCGCCACCCAAGGACGGGTAGACCAAGGAGGGTGAGGATGATCATCGGCCTGATCGGCCCCCGCGGCAGCGGCAAGACCACCGCCGCGCTGCACCTGCAGGGACATCACGGTTTCGAGCGCCGCTCCTTCGCCACGCCGTTGAAGGCGATGTTGCGCGCGCTCGGCCTCGACGAGCGCCAGCTCAATGGGGACCTCAAGACCGAGCCCTGCGATCTGCTGCTGGGGCAGACCCCGGCCTACGCCATGCAGACCCTGGGCACCGAATGGGGCCGCGACCTGATCGGCGAGCGGTTCTGGGTGCACCTGCTGCAGCGCTCGCTGATCGGCGTCGACTACGACGTGGTGATCGACGACGTGCGGTTCTTCAGCGAGGCGGAAGGCATCCGAGAGCTCGGCGGCGAGCTGTGGCGGCTGACCGGCCGACGCTCGACCCACGAGAAGCACCGCTCGGAGACCGAGCTGGAGCGGATTTCGCACGACCTGACCATCGACAACGCGGGGTCGCTGGAGCGGCTGTATGCGCAGCTCGATGCCCAGATCGCCGAGCTGGAGGTTGAGGGATGAACCGCAGCTGTCTCGGCCGAGCCTTGGTGCTGTGGGCCCTGATCACGGTGCTGGCAGCGCTTCTGGCGTCCTGCGCTCCCGATCCGCGCCGTCCCGTCCTGCCGCCGGCTCCGGATGGCCTGGTTGCGCCGCCGCCGGGCTGGCTGGATTACTGCCGCCGCTATCCGGAGGACCCGGGATGCCCATCCAGCTGACCCACGAGAACGCTGCGCGGATCAGCCTGGTGCAGCGCACGATCAACGCGCAGATCAAGTACGTCCCCGATCCGGAGAAGTACGGCCGGCTCGATCTCTGGGAGATCCCGGACGAGGAGGGCGACTGCGAGGACTATGCCCTGGCCAAGCTGCACCGGCTGATGAAGATGGGCTATCCGCGCGAGGACCTGAAGATCACCCTGTGCTGGGACGAGACCGGCACCTACCACGCGGTGCTGTCGGTCGATACCGATGCCGGCGTGCTGATCCTCGACAACCGCTTCTCCGGCGTGCGCACCCCGAAGAGCTGCGAGGGCTACCGCTGGCACAAGCGCGAGCGGCCGGGCGAACTGTACTGGGAAGACATCACGGCCTGGAACCAAGGAAGGTGAGGCATGGTCGCGCTGTTCGACGAGATGGCGGATACCAAGGTCTTCGCCAAGGCTGAAAAAGCGTTCGCCTACGCGGGTGCACCACTGCCGCTGAGCTACAAGACGCAGGAAGTCTGGCCGTTCCACAGTAAGCCATCCTGTGGCATCTGTGGTCGGTTCGCCGACAGCCTGGAGGTTGAATACCGGATCGCTGATCAGGCGTGGAAGGCGGTCTGGACCTGTGGCTATTGCGGCAAGAGCTACGAGAAGAAGGTCCCACACAGCAAAGTCGAGGAGGCGCACCTCGACTTGACCTGGCTCCAGGTGCCCAGTCTCCGAACGATCACCATGAGGACCCTGCGACCGGCATACTGGCCCGAGGAAGTGGCCTTCTGGGGTTTGCCCTTCTGCGCCACCCATGGCGGACCTGTGTCGCAGCTGGTGTGGCTCCGGGCGTTCACCGAGCCGGCGTCGATCGACATCCTCATGGCGTGCTGCGGCCATACCGAGTGCGTGAACCTGCCGTTGGAGGGTCTGCACGAGATCGACCTCGATGACTGGCTGATGACCAAGGAAGGTGACGGATGACCGCGGTCCAGAAGACCAAGTCGAACGAGTACAAGACGGTGCCGCTCGACGCCTTGCAGCCGAACCCGAAGAACCCGAACAAGATGTCGGGGCGGGCGTTCGACCTGCTGGTCGACAACATGGAGCAGACCGGACTGACCGAGCCGATCCTGGTCCGGCCGCTCAAGCAGAAGGGCCAGTATCGCATCGTCGGCGGCCATCACCGCTATGAGGCGGCGCGCTACCTCGGCTTCGAGGAAGTGCCGGTGGTGGTGATCACCGATCCGGACTTCGACGAGGAGGCCGAGACCTTCCAGATGGTCCGGATGAACGTCATCAAGGGCAAGCTGGACCCGCAGGCCTTCGTCGACATCTACAACCAGGTGGCCGGCAAGTACGGCGACGACCTGCTCCAGGAAATGTTCGGCTTCGCCGAGGAGAAGGAGTTCAAGGCGCTGATCGATGCCGCCGCGAAGCAGCTGCCCAAGGACATGCAGAAGGAGTTCAAGGAGGCGGCCAAGGAGCTGCGCACCATCGACGATCTGGCCAAGCTGCTGAACCGGATGTTCTCGGTCTACGGCGACAGCCTGCCGTTCGGCTACATGGTGCTCGATTATGGCGGCAAGGACTCGGTGTGGCTGCGGCTCGAGAACAAGAAGAGCTTCGATGCCGTGCTCTCGGTCTGCCAGCTGTGCCGGCAGAAGAGCCGCACCGTCGACGACGTGGTCGGCGGCCTCATGCAATTGATTGCAAAGGGCGAGTTGGACGAGGTGGTCGCCCGGATCGTCGAGACCACGCCCCAGGTCGAGATCGAGATGGCCGAGTCGATGGTGCCGACCAAGGATCAGATCGAGATGGTGAAGAGCCTGTGACATGACGATCAAGCACCGAGCCAAGTACCGTGTGCTGCAGGGGCTCGGCGTCGAGGGCTTCAAGGAGGTCTGCAACGATCTCGAGCGGGGCCTGTCGGTGCCGTCGATCCAGCGCATGCTGCACAAGCGCGGCGAGTGCGAGGACCTCAAGCCGATGGCGCTGCAGAAGGCGCTGTACCGCCTGCGCGACGACCTCAAGGCCGAGACCCAGATCGTGCCGCTCGACAGCCGCCACGCCCAGGACCAGGAGACGGCGGAGGAGAGCGAGGTCGACCCTGTCGAGGCCCAGTTCCGCCAGGTGGTGCGCGAGGTGCGCGGCGAGACCGATCCGGCCTGGCAAGCCCGGCTGCATGCCATGGACGAGATCGAGACGCTGGTCCACATGCAGCAGGAGCGCCTGAACAAGGTGCACAGGAGGGAGAAGGAATCGCCCCTGCTGATGCAGCAGGTCTCGTCCGAGATGCGCCTGCAGTTCGACATGCTCAGCACCCTGGCCAAGTTGCAGCTGGAGACTGGAGCGATCAAGCGCGCGCCCAAGCACATGACCGGTACTGTCACGGATGCCGACGGCAATGTCCGGGAGTTCTCCTGGACCGAGGAGATCGACGGCCTGCTGCAGGTGATCGATGGCGAAGTCACTGACCTCACCGTCGATCAGTGACGCCTTCACCCTGGAGCAGCGCCTGCTGGCCGCGCTCAAGCTGTGCGCCCGGCTGGGCTACTCCGGCGAGGTGGTCTGGCGGTTCTCGAAGACCTACGAGGACTCGCGCGAGCGGCTCGCCTATCTGTCGCGCGCCTTGAACCATTTCAAGCAGTTCAAGGGCGAGGAGAAGCACTACCGGTGGCTGCCGGTCGACCCGCAGACCTTCGTCGAGTCGACCGAGATGCTGAACCAGCCCGGGGTGCTGTATCCGTCGATCCGCAACGACATGTTTGAGCTGAACGGCGGGCGCTATGTCGAGGCGGTGCTCACTGGCGGCATCGGCACCGGCAAGACGACCCTGGCCCTCTACACGACGGCTTACCAGCTCTACGTGCTGAGCTGTCTGCACAGCCCGCAGCGCACCTACCGGCTCGATCCCAGCTCGGAGATCATGTTCATCTTCCAGTCGCTGAACAAGCTGGTGGCCAAGACGGTCGAGTTCGAGCGGTTCAAGTCGGCGGTGCGCCAGTCGCCCTACTTCTCGACGAAGTTCCCGTATAGACCGGACATCGAGAGCGAGCTTCTGTTCCCCAAGCGGATCATCGTCCGGCCGTTGTCGGGCGACGTGTCGGCGGCGATCGGCCAGAACGTGTTCGGCGGCATCATCGACGAGGTCAACTTCATGGCCGTGGTCGAGAAGTCGAAGAACGCGATCGACGGCGGCGTGTTCGACCAGGCCAACGAGATGTACAACACCATCGTCCGGCGCCGGAAATCGCGCTTCATGCAGGGCGGCAAGCTGCCGGGCATGCTCTGTCTGGTCTCGTCGAAGCGCTACCCGGGCGAGTTCACCGACATCAAGATCGACGAGGCCAAGAACGACCCCTCGATCTTCGTCTTCGACAAGAGGGTCTGGGACGTCAAGCCGGACGCCTTCTCCGGCGAATGGTTCCACATTTTCGTCGGCGACGTGTCGCGCCGGCCGCGCATCCTGGAGTCGGGCGAGGAGACCACGATCCCGGAAGAGGACCAGCGCCTGGTGATGGCGGTGCCGGAGGAGTATCGAACCGAGTTCGAGCGCGACATGCTGTCCTCGCTGCGCGACATTGCCGGCGTGTCGACCCTGGCGCTCTATCCGTTCGTGATGCAGCCGGACAAGGTGGCGGCCTGCTTCGGCAAGGTACCCTCGGTGCTGTCGCGGCCCGACACCGATTTCGCCAGCTCGCAGGTGCTGATCTACCCCAAGCGGTTCGTCAATCTGAACGAGCCGCGCTGGGTGCATCTCGACCTGTCGAAGACCGGCGACGCCACCGGTGTGGCAATCGGCCATGTGCCGCGGTTCCAGAAGGTCGCCCGGGCCGAGGGGCACTACGAGTGGCTGCCGGTGATCCGGTTCGACGCCATCCTCGAGGTCCGACCGCCGAAGAACTCGGAGATCATCTACGACAAGATCCGGGCGCTGCTCTACAAGCTGCGCGAGGTCGGGCTGCCGCTGCGCTGGGCCTCGGCCGACCAGTACCAGTCCGCCGACACCCTGCAGCTGCTGAACCAGAAGGGGTTCCTGACCGGGCTGCGCTCGCTCGACGAGTCGAACCGCTACTACGAGATCGCCAAGCTGGCGTTCTATGACGGCCGGGTCGAGGCGCCCGAGCACGACAAGGCTCAGACCGAGTTCGTCCGGCTAGAGATCGACCCCAAGACCGGCAAGATCGACCACCCGGTGAATTACTCGAAGGACTGCTCCGACGCCGTGGCGGGGGTGATCTCCGGGCTGACCCTGGCCACCGATGTCTGGGTCGGCCACGGCGTGCCGATCAGCGAGATCCCACACTACCTGCGCCGCAGCGATGCTACCGAGACCCCGGCCCGGGAGGCGCCGGACGACCCGCAGAGCTACACCGAGCGCCTGCGCCGGGAGCGCCTGGCGTCTTAGTTTGCAATTGATTGCACGATGGCCAAGGAGGCCGCCATGGAGGCAAGACCATCGATCGTCCGACGCCCGCCGCCGGCGACCACCGAGCAGCAGATCCTCGAACGGGCGCTGCCGGCGCACATGCTGGCGCTGGTGCTGGAGAGTCTGAAGGCCAGGGGTCTGTATGAGGTCGAGGACGACCTGACCCACCGGCTGAACCTGGCGGCGGTCGAGCCGCTGAAGACCTGCGATGGCGTCACCGCCAAGCTCTATGCCCGGCGCATTGACGATACCGCCAGAGCTCTGTTGCGCCCGGCCGGGGCTGACGAGGACCTGCTCGGCGCCCTGCTGTCGGTGATGCTGTTCAATCTCAAGCTGGTCGATGAGGGGGTGTTCGCCGACACCCAGAACCAGGGTGTGCTGATCGCCCTGCTGCTGGTCGATGACCAGGAGCGCAACGACTGGGAGACGTCGCGCGAGGCCGCGGCGGGTCGGGCAGATCGGATGTTCTTTCAGGCACGGATGCTTGGCCTCTACTGGGGCGACTCAAGACAATCCAGTTTTGAACAAGTCTAGTCCTGTGCTAGACTGAAGATGGTCATAGGAAACTAACCAAGGATGGTGAAGATGACCAAGATGGTGTTCCCGATGTTTCGCTTCGGCCCGGGCACCTCGCCCGTGCTGTCGCACGGCAAGGATGTGCTAGGTGGCAAGGGCTACGGCCTCGCCCTGATGACCGAGATGGATATCCCGGTGCCACCGGGGTTTACCATCGCGACCTCGGTCTGCCACGCGGTGCGCAAGGGCGACGGTTTCGATGCCAAGATGATCGACGATCTGATGGAGCAGGTCGAGAAGCAGATGACCTGGTTGCGCTCGCAGTTCGGCTTCATGCCGCTGGTCAGCGTGCGCTCCGGAGCACCTCTGTCGATGCCCGGCATGATGGACACGATCCTCAACGTCGGGCTGAGCAACAAGAACCTGACAGCCTGGAAGGAGCGCATCGGCGAGCGGGCGGCGCTCGACAGCTACCGCCGGCTGATCCAGATGCTCGGCACCACCGCCTTCGGCATCGACGCCAAGGTGTTCGACCAGATCGTAGACGACTTCAAGGCCGCCGACGAGGCTCTGCTCGACAGCGACCTTTCGGTGAACGCGCTGGAAGGACTGGTCGCCCGGCTGAAGTTGGCGTTCAAGGAGGTTACCGGGGACAGCTTCCCGGATGACCCCTGGGAGCAGCTGCGCTCCGCGATGCTCGCCGTGTTCGAGTCCTGGAACAACGACCGGGCCAAGCACTACCGCCAGATGAACGGCATCGACGAGGCGATGGGCACCGCGGTCAACGTCCAGGCCATGGTGTTTGGCAACATGAACGACGACTCGGGCTCGGGGGTGATGTTCACCCGCAACCCGTCGACCGGGGACAACGAGATCCTCGGCGAGTTCCTGCCCAATGCCCAGGGCGAGGACGTGGTCGCCGGCACCCGGACGCCGTACTCGATCGTCGAGATGATGGACCTGTGGCCCCAGCAGACCGAGCAGTTGTACGGCATCGCCCGCAAGCTGGAGGAGTATCACCGGGACATGATGGACCTGGAGTTCACGGTCCAGGACGGTGTGCTCTACCTGCTGCAGTGCCGGGTCGGCAAGCGCTCGGCCCTGGCGGCGTTCCGCATCGCCGTCGACCTGGTCGAGGAGGAACTGATCGACCGGGACGAAGCGCTCAAGCGGATCAAGCCCAGCCAGCTCGCCCTGGCAACCCGGCCGATGGTCGATCCGGCGTTCAATACCCCGCCGCTCTACGAGGGGCTGCCGGCGAGCCCCGGTGTGGTCACCGGGATTGCCTGCCTGTCGGCGGACGAGGCGGTCAAGATGGGCAAGACGGCGATCCTGGTCGCCGAAGAGACCACGCCGGACGATATTGCCGGCATGGAGGCCGCGGCCGGTATCCTGACCAGCCGCGGTGGTGCCACCAGCCACGCTGCGGTGGTCGCCCGCTCGATGGATCAGCCCTGCGTGGTCGGCTGTACCGGTGCGGCCTATATCGTTGCCGGTAAGAAGGTCACCATCGACGGCGGCACCGGCCATGTCTGGCTCGACATCGATGTTCCGGTGATCGATGGATCGCAGCACGACGCGGTGCAGACGGTGTTGGCTTGGGCGATGGACAAGGCGGGGACGCTGGCAGCCAGCGACACGCCGGCGGCCGGCAAGCTGTACCGACTGCAGCAGCACATGCCAAACCAGGGTACCAGTCAGTGGTTGAGCGGTCTCGAGGACCAGCTGGCGGCTGTGGACGGCACGGTGTACCTCGACATCCGGCGCCCGCAGCCACCCAGCCCGGAAACTGATCCGATCGTCAGCCTGTTCCCGCCGACCGAGACCAAGGCTGGCATCAGCGACAAGGCGATCATCGGCTGGCTGCAGTCCCTGGGGATCAAGGACAAGGTGGTGCTGATCACCGACCATCAGGCGACCGCGGAGGCGGCGGGTCTGACGGTGCTGCCCATAGTGGACTCGCTCAACGACCTGTTGTCGGCCGAAGGGCTTGTGGTAGTGTCGCAGGCGATCAAGGATGATCCCGTCGTCGGCCCCGATTCGGTGCGGCAGATCATCGCCCTGATGAACCAGTCCGGCAAGGATGTCCGGGAGTTCGCCGGGGCGCTGCCCGCGGAGTACGTGGCCTACGGCGTTCTCGGCCAGGGATGATGCCATGCCTTTGATCCTGACGCTCCGCAAGGGCGAGGAGTTTTTCGTGGACGACCACAAGCTCGTCGTCCACGAGGTGTTCTCGGACCACCATATCCAGGTGCAGCGCCCGGATGGCGCGGTGTTCGACATCGTCGATGACCGTGCCACCGAGGTCATGCCCAACGTCTTCCTGTCGGTGGGAGACCGGGCACAGGTGCTGACTGCCAGGGTGGCCGTGGATGCGCCCAGGGAGGTCACGATCCTGCGCAAGGACATGTATACTGGCGCCAAGCAGCCGAAGGAGAGGCGACAGCGATGACCACCGGATTCCGACAGTTCGACGTGACCGACGACGTGACCGTCAAGGCGCGCCGGCTCGGCATGTACGGCAAGGTCGCCGAGCGCGTCGCCTGGATGGCTCGTCACTCGGTGCCGCTGCGTCATCAGCGCGGCAACCGCCGCTACGAGCACTACGTCATGCGGATTGATGACGGCGTGGTGGTCGACATCGACGTTCTGGCCACCGACGAGAAGACCGCGATGACGGTGGCCGGACCCCCGTCCGGTCCCCGGCCGCGTCCAGGTCGGCGCACCCTGCGCCTGACCGACGACGAGGATGCTTTGCGGCGGATTGCCGGCGGGCTGGCAGGCAACCGCTGATCTGCAATTGATTGCAAACCCAGGCCAAGGAGGGCCGACGATGGACAAGAAGGATGATCCGTTCCTCACCGGAGAGGAGCGGGGCTTCGTGATGGGCCGGGCGACCCCGGCCGCCGGGAAGAAGGGCATCGCGCCGGACCCGAGGACCGGGGAACCCGATGTCCGCGGCACCGGGAGGCTGGACTATGGCAGGGCCTGGACCTATGGCCCGGACCCGCTGGGCAACCTTCCGCTGTCGATCGGCCCGCTGCGGGTGGTAGTCCAGGGCGGTCCGTTCGCGGTGGCTCCTAAGGACGCCTTCACCGTCAAGTTGGCCATGGAGAGCCGGCGCCCCGCCTCGATCGAGCTCGACATCCGAGATTTCGGGGTGCCCGACGCGGATGCCCTGACACGGGCCATCTGCCAGACGCTCGATGCCCTGGCTGAAGGCCGTCAGGTCTATGTCGGGTGTGGGGCGGGGCGGGGCCGGACCGGGTTGTTCCTGGCCTGCATCGCCAAGGTGGTCGGGGCGCTCGATCCGGTCAGTTACGTCCGCGCCGTCTACAGTGAGCGTGCAGTGGAGACCAAGGCCCAGGAGCAGTTCGTTGCGACGTTTCCGGTCGGACGCTGTCGCCGGCACCTCGTCCGGCTGGCCTTGCGCGCCTGGGTGCAGTGGGTCTTTTCCTTGACCAGGGAGTAGACCTTAGCGACGATGTCTGTGGGACAACGAAACCAAGGATGGTGATCCCATGAGCGACCTTCCGCGCGACTGCATGGCCTTCCACGACCGCCGGCCGTTGGTGACCAAGACCGATTTCAGCAAGGTGCCAAGCCAGACCGTGGCCAACACCCTGGCCGGCTACCTCGAATTCAACAGCGACAACTCGACCTGGCCGACCCCGGAACGCTCTGCCCTGCGGTTCTACGCCCTGAACCACGCCATGGCCGTGATCAAGCAGCGCTATGCCCCCTACCAGCCACTGGGCGAGGTTCAGTGGATCGCCGACCTGTACAATCGGGAAGCCGGCGCCCTGGCGGTGCGAGCCTTCTACTACCTGCTGCTGATCTGCACTCGGGAGAGCCGACACTGCCAGAACAAGAAGGACGTCAAGAAACACATCAGCGAGAACATCTCGTCGGGCGCCGCGACGTACTATGGCTCGATCCCGGACGATGCCCATTCGGCGATGACGCTGTTCCCGAAGAAGGCGCCGTCCTGCAATATCGGCAAATGGACCCGGGCGATGGCCTGGGCGTTCCATAATGGAAGCTGGTCGTCCGGCTACGGCGGCAAGAAGTGGGCGGAGATCGCCGACGTGCTCGACCGCTTTATCCATGGTGTCTACTCAGGCGAAATGATGCTCGACATCGTCTGGACTTTGCAGCACAATGGTGGCCAAATATTCAACAAATCGATGCTGTTCCGGAATGGTAATGGCGTGGCTTTGCTGCGCATCCTCGATGTCCAGCGGTCGGGTCAGATCCCGTCGCTGATTACCAGTGACGACGCGAAGATCGACCCCTATGTCAAGGTCGAGGACGACACCCTGATGCAGGACATTGCCGGGGTCCTCGGCGAGGCGTTCCTGCCCCGGACGTGGGTCGACTGGTACGCGGTCGAGGCGGCCGGCGCGCTCGGAGATTACGGGGCGGAGAAGAAGCACCAGACCCAGCATGACCCTGCGGCGGTTGCCGCGGCGAAGCAGGCCGCGCTGGAGGCCAAGGCCAAGGAGAAGGCCGAGAAGGCGGCGTTCCTCGCCAGCCATGTCGAGATCCTGCCCAACGTCTTCGTCAAGAAGGTCGAGCGGGCGGCGTAACCCGGGAAAGCCAAGGAGGGCACCCCATGTCGAAGAAGAAAAAAGGCGTGTCGGCTCAGACCGCCTGTCAGGTGATCCCGCTCTGGTCGGGCACCACGGTCAGCAGGAAATCGGGTGGTGCCGACGTTCCGTGGTGGGAGGATGAAGAGATCGTCTCCAAGAGCGGAAAAGGCGGCAAGGGTTATTCCTACACGCCCTGCCACGCGACCCACCCGGCGCTCAAGATCGGCGAGTTCACCGTCTGGGGCTCCAGCTGCAAGACGCCGGTGGTCAAGGACGCCGACGTTTACATCGGTTTCGACGGTTCGATGCAGAAGACCTCGCGGCGCTTCCCGTGGACGCCGGGGCATGAGGTGTATTTCCCGATCACCGATATGCACGCCCCGGACGATCCGGAGTTGTTCAAGCAGCTGATCACCTGGACAGTCGACCAGCTGCATGCCGGCCACAAGGTGCATGCCGGCTGTATCGGTGGGCATGGCCGAACCGGGTTGTTCCTGGCGGCGCTCTATGCGCACATGACCGGGGAGGCTGATGCGATCGCCCATGTCCGGAAACACTATTGCGAGAAGGCTGTCGAGACCAAGAAGCAGGTCGACTTCCTGGTCAAGCACTTCGGCGTCAAGGAGGCCGATCCGATCAAGTTCAGCTACAGCGGCAAGAGCTACAGCGGCAAGACCAGTCTCAGATCCGGTCCGCGTGGCTTGCCCAAGGATGCGGTACCGGTAAAATCTCCGATGTCGATCTGGGGGTGAGTCCTTTTCCTTTACCCAGCTACGTCTTTTGTTAGACTGGATGAAGGGTTCACCAAACCAAGGAGGGTAGAGGTGGCCGTGATCGTGAAATCCGTGGACATGGAACAGGTGGCCGACGCCGTCGGCTACAAGGGCACCTATGTTGGGCTGAAGAAGCACGGCATGACTTTCGTCGTGACGCCGTCGATGCTGAAGGTCGCCAAGGACGGCGAGGTGATCGCCAAGCACAGCATCAAGGCCGAGACGCTGAAGGCGATCGCCAAGGGCAACGGGCTCTGGGCCGACAAGAAGTGGCTGAAGGACACGCTCAACGCCCTGTATGTCGAGCACGTCAAGGGCCAGGAGACGCCCAAGGCGCCGCCGGCCCAGGCCGCGCCGTCATCGGCGATGGACAAGCTCAAGGCGCTGTCGCAAGGACATGCCGCCGGCGAGCCGAAGGACGAGGCGCCCGCCTCGCCGGAACCCGACATGCCGCCGACGGCGACCCCGCAGGCCGGCTCCTGGTCGGTGCTGACCGTCGATCAGGCGATGAAGGCCAGCCTGGCGCACCTGCGAGACAGCAACAAGCTGTACCAGCCGGTCCATGGGTCGGATAAGGCCAGTTGCTATGCGGTCGTGGCGCTTAGCGAGCAGCTGAAGGCGGCGGCCCGGGTCAAGAACGACCAGTTGTCCCTTCGTCTCGAGGGCCCCGCTCTGGGAGCGCCCGACACGGCCGAGAAGCTGGGCAGCACGGTACTGGTCAAGAAGAAGGGACCAGAGGGGTATGCGTCGATGCACCTCGCGATCCCGAACGACGATATTGGCCGTAAGGCCCTCGGCGCGCTGCTGATGGGCCTAGGCTGGTCGTTCGACACCCCGCTGCCGGACTTCGACATCGTCAAGCAGATCAGCACCAAGGATGGCAAGGCATGAGCGTCATGGACGTGGTCAACGAGCTCGAGACGGGTGACGTCGTGCGGGGCAATGCTCCGCTGTTCAAGGGGCTCAATGACGAGCCGAGCGAATGGGAGGTCACGGCGGTGATCGATGTCGGTGACGGGGTGCGCCAGCTGACGGTGACGGCCCGGTGGCACGGCATCCGCCTTGGCGAGTACATCATCACCACCGGCAAGGGTGCGCCGACGATCCGGGAGGCAACGGTATGAGCAACCCCCTCTTCAAGGCGGCAGACACGTTCCAGATGCCGCTGCGCCGGGGTCCCGACAACAGGATCACGGGAGAGGTCACCGGCAGGATGCGGTTGGGGCACACCGATCTGAAGCTGCACCTGAAGGTGGTCGATTCGCTCTATGACCCGCTGACGGGAGAGCTCGCGGTGCTGGTCGCTGGCCCCGGCGACCTCGGTTTCTACTGGGACACGGCCGGGCCCAATGAGTTCCTGGTTGTGGTCGACCGTTCCGAGATGAAGGAGGGCGGGCGCAACCTGTTCAAGCGCGAGAAGTGCGAGACCACGAACGGCAGCTGGGAGGCGGTCGCCAAGTTCGCTGTTCGCGAGTTCGAGTGGGACGACACTCAGCAGAAGTGGGTGGGGACCAAGCTCTGATGTTGATCTTCTGGACGTCGGCCAAGCAGGATGCGATCGGCCGAACCGTTGGGGTGGCCCTCAACCGGCTGCCCAAGAAGCCCCCGCATCGTTTCATCGAATATCAGGAAGGCCAGCTCGACGTGCCGTCGGTCGCGCCGGGCGAGGTGCTGCTTGCGATGGGATCGGGGCCCCTCAAGGCGCTGCAGACCCGGGGGTACTTCCCCAAGAACCGAGGCATCAAGAGCCTGTCCGGCCGGGTGGCCCAGCCCGGTGTCGAGTTCGGTTCGTACATGGTGACGACCAGCCCCGACGCGATCGGCGGCGACGACGGAGTGCGCCACGATATCATCTGGGCGGTGACCCTGGCCGACCGGGTGCTGCGCACCGGCCAGCTGTCGGCCGAGATCGGCCAGTATCGCTGGGTCGAGGACTTCACCGAGATGGTGCAGCAGGTCGAGGCCCGGCACGCCGCGACCGGCCGGCCGGTAGACCTGGCGCTCGACCTGGAGACGCAGGGCTTCTACCCGTGGTATGCGGACAAGAAGATCGTCACGGTCCAGCTGTCGGTCGAGGAGGGGACCGCCGACGTGCTGTGGGCCTTCGACGGGATACCTCAGACCGTGTGCAATCAATTGCACTGGCTGCTGACCACGGAGAAAGTGTCGCTGCGCGGCGCCAACCTCAAGTTCGACATCCTGTGGCTGTGGGAGAAGCTAGGCATCCGGCCGACCAACTTCCGCTTCGACACCCTGCTGGTCGGCTCGCTGCTCGACGAGAACCGCTCGAACAGTTTGTCGAATCACGTCAAGGAATATGCGCCGACCCTCGGCGGCTATGACGACGAGTCGATGCACGGCATCGACAAGGGGCAGATCGAGAAGGCCCCGAAGGATCAGCTGCTGATCTACGCCGGCGGGGATGCCGATGGCACCTTGCGGGTCGCCAACGTGATGAAGCGCGACCTGCTGTCCGACCCGGTGCTGGCCAACTTCTACGTCAAGCTGCTGCACCCGGCGGCGCGTCTGTTCGAGAAGATCGAGCGCCGCGGTCTGGAGGTCGATGTCGGACGGTTCCAGCAGCTCGAGGTCAAGCTGGAGGCGGAGATCAAGGCCCAGACCGAGCGGGTGTTCTCGATGATGCCGCGGCGGCTCAAGCTGAAGTACAGCGACAATCTGAGCCTAGGGCGGCCGGCGCTGCTCAAGGACCTGTTTTTCTCGCCTATGGGGTTCAATCTGACCCCGCAGATGACCACCGCCAAGTCGGACGAGCCCTCGACCGCCAAGGCGCACCTGTCGATGTTCGCCGACCACCCCGACGCCGGCCCGGTGATCGCGGCGATGGCCGAATTGAACAGCGCCCAGAAAATGCTCAGCACCTACGTCCACGGCTTCCTGGCGCATCTGCGCCCGGACGGCCGGTTCCACCCGACCTACTGGCTGGGTAAGGGTTTTGAACACGCCGGTCAGGACGACGGCGGCACCGACACCGGCCGACTGTCGGCGACCGATCCGGCTGTGCAGACGATCCCGAAGAAGAACGTCTGGGCCAAGGCGATCCGGCGCTGCTTCCCGGCGTCGCCCGGCTGCATCTTCTTCGAGGTCGACTTCGATCAGGGCGAGTTGCGGGTCGTCGCCTGCGTGGCGCCCGAACGGCGCATGCTCGACGCCTTCAAGAACGGCATGGACCTGCACTCGATCACCGCCGGCAAGCTCAACGGCATGGAGTACGACGAGTTCAAGGCCCTGGAAAAGCAAGACAAAGACAAGTACAAGTCGCTGAGAACCGGGGCCAAGGCCGGCAATTTTGGCCTGTTATACTTGATGCAGCCCGCCGGTTTCGTGGCCTACGCTTGGCAAACCTACGGTGTGGCGCTGACCCTGGAGGAGGCCACGGAGTTTCACTACGTCTTCCTGAACGAGCTCTACCCCGATCTGCCCAAGTACCACGAGCGCATGATCAACATGGCTCGGCGCTGGAAGATGGTGCGCAACCCGCTCGGCCGCATTCGCCACCTGCCGACCATCGACAGCTGGGACTGGGGCGCCAAGGCCAAGGCCGAGCGCCAGGCAGTGAACTCGCCGATCCAGTCGACCCTGTCCGACCTGTGTCTGCTGGCCGCGGTCCATATCGACCAGGAGCTCGGCCCCCAGGGCTGCGAGATCGCCGGTATGACCCACGACGCCCTCTACGGCTATCTGCCGGCCGACCGGGCAGACGACATGCTGCCGGCGATGTGCGAGATCATGGCTAACCTGCCGCTGGAGCGTGACTTCGGTTGGAAGCCGGAGCTGTTGTTCCCGGGCGACGCGGAGTGGGGCTGGAACATGGCGATGGACCAGGAGCTCGAGGCCACCTGATGGTCGCAAAGCCGGTCCGGGGAGGGTCGCCGATTCCCGCCATATGCTAGGCTCCGCCCAGCCCGTCGTCGGGAAAGGATGGAGCCGTGAGCCAGGAAGGCGTGTCTCCCGAGACGCTCCGTGAGAGCGAGATCTATCTGCTAGGCAAGGCCGAGAGTTCGCTGGTGTCCAACGCCCGCGAGGTCGAGGACGAGTTCCAGAAGTTCTACAGCGAGACCAGCCAGCAGAAGTACCAGGTGATCCAGCCGCCGTTCAATCCGGCGCTGCTGGAACGCATCGCCAGCGAGAACAACGCGCTGGAGCCGTGCATCGCCGCGATGGAGACCAACATCGACGGCACTGGCTTCACGATCACCCGCGAGGACGGCGAGCCGGCCACGGCGCAGGACGAGCAGGCGATCGCCCGGATCGAGGCGTTCTTTGCCGAGGTCTGGCCGGGCATGTCGTTCACCACGCTGCGCCGGCGCCTGCGCCGTGATCTGCACACGACGGGCAATGCCTATATCGAGGTGCTGCGCAACGCCACTGGAACCGTAGTGTTCCTGCGCCGGATCGATCCCAAGCTGATGCGTCTGGTCCGTCTCGATGCGCCGGTGACGGTGACCCGGGAGATCACCCGCAACGGCGAGACCTTGTCGGTCAACGTCGACATGCGAGAGCGGCGCTTCGCCCAGGTGATCAACAACGAGTTGCTGTTCTTCAAGGAGTTCGGCGCGAGCCGGGACGTCGACAAGAATACCGGCGACTGGGCGACTGGCGGGCTGTCGATCAACGACCGGGGTACAGAGATCATCCATCTGCGCGACCTGGTCGACACCACGACGCCCTACGGGGTGCCGCGCTGGATCAGCCAGTTGCCGTCGGTGCTCGGCTCGCGCAAGGCCGAAGAGTTCAATCTGGAGTTCTTCGACAGTGGCGGCATCCCGCCGGTGATGATCTTCCTGCAGGGAGGCCTCATTGCCGAGCACGCGCGTCAGGCGCTCGACAAGATGCTGTCGACCCGGGCGACCACCAAGCACCGCGCCGTACTGGCCGAGATCCAGTCGACCGGCGGTTCGATCGACAAGGGCGGCAACACGGTCAAGATCGATGTCGAGCGGTTCGGCTCCGATCGCCAGTCCGACTCGATGTTCGAGAAGTACGACGAGCGCTGCTTCGAGCGGGTGCGCACGGCCTTCCGACTGCCGCCGATCTTCTGTGGCAAGTCGCAGGACTACAACTACGCCAGTGCCCGGGCGTCCTACGAGGTCGCCGAGGCCCAGGTGTTCTCGCCCGAGCGCCAGGAGTTCGACGAGGTTGTCAACGGTCTGCTGATGTCGGAGATCGGCGGCGCGGGCTACCGGTTCCGGTCGAAAAAGATCTCGATCACCGATGCCGATACCCAGATGAAGGCGATCGGCCTGGCCGGCTTCGCCCTCGACCCCGAGAGCAAGATCGACACGCTCAACGAGATCACCGGGCTCGACCTGAAGATGTCGGACCAGCCCTTTGGTCCGCAGGTGCCGGCCGCCGGCAGCGGCTTCCAGCCCAAGGTGATCCAGGGCGGCAAGAAGGCGGACCTGGAGATGACCGGGCTGGTGGCGCTGGCCCGCGAGGTCGCCGAGGCCCAGCGCACGAAGAACGAGCTGGAGATGGCCCGGCTGGTGCCCCTGGTGCAGGGACTCGGCCCCCAGGACATGGCGGCGTTCAAGACCGCGCTGTCGCTCGAGACATTCGGTTCGGCCGGCGCCGATGAACTCGACCTGGTCGGTTGCACCCTGGCGTATATGGCGCGGGGATGAAGCTCGAGACGTTCCTGAAGATCGAGGCCGCGGTCGCCCGGGCGACGTCAGGTGCCTGGGTCGATCAGGCTCAGGACCTGGCCGGCACCCTCGACGCCGCGCTGCGCGAGGGCCGATTCGTCGACGCCCATGCGGCGATCAGCGCGATCGACCTGGGCAAGGTGATCGAGCAGTCGCGTGGTACCCTGGAGACGCTGGGCACCTCGGCGCTCCTCTTCGGCGCCTCACAGGCGTCCGGGAACGCCTCCAAAAGTCTCCTCATGCAGGACCCGGAGGTCCGGGACATCCTTACCCCCGCCATCGACCAGATGAAGGCCTCGGTGGCTGAGCTGGCAGAGGAGCGGATCAAGCTCCGGCTGCGCCGGATCGTCGACCTGGTCGAGGCGGACGGAATCGACGCGCCCGGCTTGAAGAAGACGGAGGAGGCCGACGATCTCGCCCAGGCCCTGCTGAGGGCGACCGTCGGCGACGGCCGGGCGACCTTCGACATCCAGGCCAATCTGACCACGTCGCGGCTGATCAGCTACGGCTTCCTGGCCGAGGCCACGGCCCGTGGCATCACCACCTACCAGGTGTCCGAGGTGCTCGACACCCGGACCTGTCCGGTGTGCCAGTACATGCACGGCAAGACCTTCGAGGTGGCGCAGGCGTTCTCCCGGGTCGATAGGGCGCTGCGGACCCAGGACCCGAACGATTTGCAATCGATTGCACCCTGGCCACGCCAGGATGTCGAGAGCCTCGACCGGCTGTACCAGACGCTGCCGGCCGACTTGCAGGCCCAGGGCCTCGATGCGCCGCCCTATCACCCGTTGTGCCGCGGCGTGATGCAGACGGTAGGCACGGTGACCGAGGAGTTCCCGCCCGGATCGAAGCGCTGGATCACCGAGGAGGGCCCTGCGACCCAGGCCGAGCAGGCAGGTACGCCAGGTGCGGCGGCGTTTGCCAATTCGCCAGTGAAGTTCGAGAATGGGGTGACCGATGCTCGACTGACCAAGGCGGAGATCTTTGAGCATTATGGTCGGGTGATGGACCGCAACAACCTGCTGGACCGCAATGACATAGCGGATGCGGCTGTGCGTAGTGCGGTCAGCGATTACATCGGCGAGGGTCATCGCACGATCAATGCCGAGCTGCGCCAAGGGAGTCTCAGTTCCGACATCAAACCTACGGTCGAGCTTATCGACAGCGCGATGGTGCCCCTGCAGACGGATGAACTGGTGTTCCGCGGTGTTCCGTCCAAGACGTTTGGAGGGCGCACAGAGTTGGATGATCTGGTCGGATCGGTGATCACCGATCTGGGCTACTCGTCAACCACGGTGGCGCCGGCAAGGGCAGCTTATTTCGGAGGACGGTTTGTCGAGGATACGACGATCTTCCGCATCCGCGTGCCGGCCGGAACCAAGGCGATCGCGGCAGATGCTTGGGACTATGAGGTCCTGCTGGAGCGGGGCACGAAGTACCGGGTGTTGGGTGTGAGCGACGAAACGCTGTTGATCAAGGATAGGCGCAACGAGGATGTGCAGCAGACGGTGACTTTCATCGACGTAGAGGTGGTGCCATGACCGGCGAAAACGACGACAAGCTGGACAAGATGCAGGTGCCACTCAACGAGCTGCTGGTCGACGGCATGCCCTACAGCGAGTTCCAGAAGCAGAAGCTAGGCAAGACCGAACAGCCTCTGCCGCCGCGCCACCCGGACCGGTCTGTCGAAGACTAGACCTGGGGTTCGACGCCGTGTCGATGGTGCAGGTGTTGTACCGCTGCCTTTGCAATTGATTGTACGCTGATTCGACCGCCGGTACGGTTCGGGACGAATGCGATCGTCCGGGGCTGGGAGCCGATGTCGGATCTGACGATCAAGAAGGTCGACCAGGAGCAGCAGCTCGTCTTTGGCGAGGTGTACGCGCCGGGCTATCCCGACAGCCAGGGCGACGTGATGACGCCGGACGACGTCCGCGAGGCCGCCTACGGCTTCATGCGGGCCGGCAACCTGATGAAGGTCGACCTCGAGCACGACAACGTCGAGACCGGCTCCTGCATCGTCGAGAGCTTCATCGCCCGTGATGACGACCCGCTGTTCATCCCCGGTTCCTGGGTGGTCGGAGTGCACATCCCGGACCCGGAGCTGTGGTCGCTGGTCAAGTCGGGCGAGATCAACGGCTTCTCGATGGAGGTCAAGGGCAAGCGCCTGCCGACCGAGATCGAGCTCGATGTTCCGCCCCAGGTGATCGGCAAGACCGACGACGGGGCCGGCCACGACCACGAGTTCGTCGTCGACTTCGACCCCGAGGGCAAGTTCCTGGGCGGTCGCACCAAGCCGGCCGCGGACGGCCACTGGCACAAGATCGTCAAGGGGACGGTCACCGAGCCGGCGGCTGATGGGCACACGCACCGTTTCTCGTTCGTGGAGCTACTGAAATGCCGGTGAAGATGAAGGCCAACCGGCTCGTCGATTGCGAGGTGTCCCACGTCTCGCTGGTAAAGCGGGGAGCCAACCGCATCCCGTTTCGCATCCAGAAGAAGGATGGAGAGATGATCAACCTGAGCACGCTCTTCCAGAAGCGCGAGGCGGCTCCCGCGCCGGCCGTGGTTGCCGCGATCGTCCGCAAGGGCGCCGATCTCGACCTGGTCAAGGCCCGCCTGACCAAGGCCGGCTACACCGTCGACGAGCCGGTCGAGCAGGACGGCGTCCTGGTCTTCCAGCAGCCCGACGCCGCCGGCGACGTCGCCTCGGTCTACAAGATCGACGACGACCTGGCGCTCGGCCTCAACGTCGACATCGCCAAGGCGTTCGAGTCGTTCAACATGGACGACACGACCTTCGGCGAGCTGCTGCACACCGAGGGCTTCTACCCGACGGTCGACGTGGCGATGAAGTCGATGACCTACACCATCCAGAACGTGATGGAGAAGGCCGAGTCCCCGGACGAGGCGGCGGAGAAGATCTCCAAGGCGGTCGACGACTTCCGCAGCTACGTCACGGCGCTGGCCAGCGGTATCCCGGCCAAGGCGTTCAAGACCGAGGCGGTCGCTCTGACCGACGACGAGGTTAAGGCCCTGAAGGCCGACGTCGAGAAGACCAAGGCCGACGCCGCCGCGGCGAAGAAGGCCGAGGACGAGAAGGCCAAGAAGGCCGAAGCGCCGAAGGCCAACTCGGTCGAGCGCTTTGCCAAGAGCCAGAAGGCGGAAGCCGCGGATGACGAGGCCGACAGCGACGACCCGGCCGATCCGGAGACCGCCGCCAAGGACGATCCAGCGCCGGTGGCTTCGGCCGACGACGCGACCCGACAGGTTCTCAAGGCGGTCGAGGAGCTGACGGCCCAGGTGCAGAAGACCGCCGAGAACGTGTCCGGCCTGTCCGACCGCATGACCTCGTTCGAGGAGCGGATCGAAGAGGCCGAGGAGACCGCCCAGAAGGCGGAGAGGGCTGTCACCGGCACGGTGCGCAGCACCGCGGTGGATGATCCGGATGTCCGAGCCCGCAAGTCGGGCAAGGTCAACGGCGCGCCGCCGCTGATGGATACGGCATTTGGTCGGCCAAACTGACCGCAGAGCCGTCCCGTAACCCGATTGTCCGAAGGAACGGAGGACACGATGTCCAGCAATCAGGACCTGCTGCAGAAGGCCGACATGACGCTCGCCGACCTGTCCGGCGGCACCAAGGGTGGTCTTCTGCCCCCGGAAGAAGGGGCCACCTTCATCCGCAAGCTGATCGACCAGCCGGTGATCATGCGGGTGTCCCGTGTGGTCGAGATGAACGCGCCGCAGCGCAAGATCAACAAGATCGGCTTCGGCTCGCGCATCCTGCGCAAGGCCGTCTCGGCGACGGCGCTGACCGAGGCCCAGCGCAGCAAGCCGACCACCGAGCAGATCGAGCTCAACACCAAGGAGGTCATCGCCGAGGTGCGGCTGCCCTACGATGTGGTCGAGGACAACATCGAGCGGGCGACCGCGGCGACCAACTCGCCGTCGAACCAGGCGCAGATGGGCGGTCTGAAGGACACGCTGATCACCCTGATCGCCGAGCGGGCCGCGCTCGACATGGAGGAGCTCGCCATTCTTGGCGACACTGCGTACACCAACGCGGGCGACCAGGACGACGAGGACTACCTGTCGCTGGTCGATGGCTACCTCAAGCTGGCCAACGACAACGGCAACGTGCTCGACGTCGCCAATGCGACCATCTCGCGGCAGATGTTCCGCGACGCGGTCAAGACCATGCCGGACAAGTATCTGCGCAACAAGGCGTCGATGCGGCACTTCATCTCGTTCGACAACGAGACGCACTACCGCGACATGGTCGCCGACCGCCAGACCGGCTACGGCGACGCCACCGTCCAGGGCACCAGCGAGCTGCGCGCCTTCGGCTCGGCGATCACCCCGGTGGCGCTGATGCCGGACGAGAAGGGGCTGTACTGCAACCCGCTGAACCTGCTGTTCGGCATCCAGCGCCAGGTGTCGATGGAGTACGACAAGGACATCACCGCCCGCGTCTACATCATCGTCCTGACCGCCCGCATCGACGTCCAGATCGAGGAAGCCGAGGCGGTGGTCACCTACCAGAACATCGCCGCGGCGTAATCCCGGCGGTGAGCGGCGGCGGGAGGTCCAGGCCCCTCCCGCCGCTGTTGCCTGATCGAAGCAAAGGAGTGCGGACAGGATGCCGAAGGCAGTGCTCAAGGGCCCGGCGAGCTATTTCGTCAAGGGCCTCTCGTTCCGCCGGGGCCAGCCGGTCCAGGTGGACGTGGAGACCGCTCGATACCTGGCGGATACCGGTCAGTTCTCGGTCGACTTCTCGGACGTCAAGCCCCAGGCGCCCCGGGCCGGCGACGGCAGGAAGGGCGGGGTGAAGATCACCCAGAAGGCCAAGGACGATCCGCCCAAGCAGGACGGGGCGAAGACCGAGACCCCGACCGCCCAGGGCGACGTCAAGGCCACGACCGAGAAGACCGAGGCCGCCAATGGGGCCGGCGACGACACCGAAGGCGCGGTGGGCGTCTGAGGCGAGGTGAGCCATGCGTCTGGCGCGCGTGCAGGATTTGCGGGAAGCCATGGGCTTCGACGACATCCCCGATATCAATCGGGCGATCGAGTTCGCGCTGGACGCGGCCACCGGCCGCTGTGCCACCCTGCTGCGCACCGAGTTCGACAACGCCAACATCGCCGACACCTTCTACATCCAGGTCGTCCCGGCCGGGGTGATCTTCCATCCGAAGGTCAAGCTGCGGCAGGGCTTCGTCGATGCCCAGTCGGTCACCGTGTACCGGGCGTCGACCCTGACCCAGCTCGACGACGCCAACTTGCGCGAGACCTGGACCGCCAAGGTTACGGTCGACGCCACCCGAGGCACCCTGGTGGTCGGAGGTCTCACCGCTGGTGACCACTTCCTGCGGGTGATCTACGACGCCGGCTTCGACGCCGACGCCACCGAGGCCGACACCTACGACCTGTCGGCGGTACCGGACTGGCTGCAGACGGCGGCGATGCTGTTCGCCCGGGCGCGCCTCGACAGCCACCCGCTGTTCAAGGAGGCCGAGGCGACCAAGGACGCGGCCGGCCTGGAGAGTGACGCTCACCAGATCCTGCTGCCCCACGTTCGGTACATGCCGGACGCGGTGCTGCCGTATTGAGGGGGCGGGTATGGCCGAGGAGATCGCCTTCGAGTTCGAGTTCCGCAATCAGCGCTACCGCAGCGCCGAGCAGGGACTGCGCGCCTTCGCCGCCAGCCTGAACAAGGCGCCGGAGCGCATGGCGCCGGCCCTGAAGCGCGAGCTGCGCACCTTCCTCGACGGCGTATCGCGGGCGATGCAGCAGCGTCACGGCAATCCCTGGCCGGGCGGTACCGGCCCGAAGACCCTGTCGCGCCGGTCCGGCCGGGCGCTGCAATCGATTGCACAGAGTATCGATGTTCGCGGCTCCACGCTGGCCGACATCCAGGGCTCCATCGGCGGCGTCGGCTATCTGCGTACGCATGAATATGGCGCGACGATCCGGGCGAAGCGGGCGAAGTACCTGACGATCCCGCTGCCGCCGGCGCTGAACCCTGACGGCACGCCCAAGAAGCGGTCGGCGCGGGACTGGCACGACACCTTCGTGATCACCTCGAAGGCGGGCAACCTGCTTATCGTCCAGAAGCGCGCCGGGCGGATCGTGCCGCTCTATGTGCTGAAGAAGGAGGTCACCATCCCGGCCCGGCTCGGCATGCGCGACACGCTGCAGGCGGGTCTGCCGCTGTTCGTCGACCGGGCTATGAGCCGGATGGCGCGGGAGGCCATCGATGCCTGACACCCTGCGCGAACGGATCATGGAAGCCCTGGTCGTCAAGCTGCGCACCATGCAGGAGGGCGAGCCGGCAGATGACCCCTATACCACTACGTTCTCGGTGGTCGAGGAGGCCCCGCTGGACGACGACGCCTGGAAGAAGGCCGCGGCCTGCGGCGTCTACGACACCGAGGAGGTTCCGGTCGAGTGGATGCACGACGTGGTCGACGCGGCGATCACCGTGGTCGTCGAGTTCCGCGTCTTCGTATCGACCGGTGACGTCGCGGCCAAGGAGCTGCGGCGGGTGCTCGGCGACGTGCGTCGCCGGGTGATGGAGGACACTACCCTGGGCGGTCTGGCGATGGACATCCGGGAGCTCAGGAACGAGTCCTACATCGACGAGCAGGACCGCCGGCGCACCTCGGGCGCGGTGATCCTGGCGATCGAGTATAGGCATCAGGCGGGCGACCCGCGCCAGGCCAGGTAAGGAGAGAGACCCATGACCGAGTACGTCAAGCTGCACGAGTTCGGTGGCGGTGCCGGGGTGACCGAGGGCAAGCTGGCCCGGGTCGTTCGCGCGCTCGCCCAGAATGACGCCCTGCGCGCCGCGTCGGGCGTGTCGGATCTGACCGACAACTCCGGTGGCGCTGCGGCGGACGGTACGATCGCGGCCATTCCCGACGTGACGCCCTACGACAGCGCCGGCACCGACCTCGCCACGAAGGCGGCGGTCGAGACCGCGTTGGGCACGGTGACCGAGGCCCTGGCCGAGATCGCCGACCAGGTGATCGCGGTCAACGCGGTGGTGCCGGCCCGCACGGTGACCAACAGCCTGGCTGACGTGACCGACGGCACGGTCGCTGCCGTGACCCAGTCGTTCACCGCCTCGGCCACCGACGGCGCCAACGCCGCGGGCCTCAACACGGTGCTCGGCAACGTCAAGAACACCGTCGCCCAGCTCGCTTGGGAGATCAATCAGCTGTGCGAGGCGACCGGCGTCGCCAAGCTGACCGACAACTCGGGCGGCACGCCGGTCTACACCGGCACGGTGGCCGACATCGACACCGACACCGGGACCGACGGCACCACCGACGCTACCTCGAAGGCGGACGCTGACGCCGCCTTCGCGGCGATCGCCGACGCGGTGAAGGAGCTGGCGACCAAGCTGAACGAGATCACCGCGGCCGGCAACGCCACGCCGAACGCGGCGGTCGTCGCCCAGTGATGGCCGAGGACGAGGTCCCACCGGTGGAGGGGAGGCGCAAGGCCTCCCCGAAGTCGATCGGCAAGCCGGTGCCGCCCGGCATCGGTGGTCGTTTCGTGATGGTCGACGGCCAGCGGTACCGCCCGGAGCAGGTCGCGCATATACTGGAGAAGACGCCCGACGGCCGCTGACCGCTCGACGGCTCAAGGACGAGCCTCAAGGAAGAGGAACTGAGACATGCCCCTGCTGACTCGCCGCGCGCTCGTCATGGCCAAGATCGAGAGTGTGAGCGGCACGGCCGAAACCCTGGCGGCGGCTGATGACGCCATCCAGGCGATCAATCCGGACTTCCAGCCCGACGTCACCACCCTCGAGCGCGAGATCGCTTATGAGGATCTGTCGCCGGCCGGCGTCGCTGCGGGGCGCAAGCTCGCCCGGATGACCTTCTCGGTCGAGGCCAAGTCCAACGGGTCGACCGATGACGGCGCCACTACGCCGCGGATCGGCCAGCTGCTGCGTGCCTGCGGCTTCTCGGAGACGCTGAACGACGGCACCGACATCACCTACGTCCCGGTGTCGACCAACTTCGAGACCGCGACGATCGAGATGTACTTCGACGGCCTCAAGCACCTGCTGACCGGGGCGATGGGCACCTTCACCCTGGAAGGCGAGGCGGGCCGCTACGGCCGGTTCAATTTCGAGTTCACCGGGCTGTGGAACGATCCGACCGACATGGCGCTGCCCTCGGCGACCTACGAGACGACCAAGCCGCCGAAGATCGAGAGCTCGCAGCTCACGGTCGACGGCAATTCGGATCTGGTGATCGGCCGCTTCTCGTTCGACATGGGCATCCAGATCAACGAGCGTCCCGACGTGAACTCGCCCGAGGGCGTCAAGGGCATCCGCATCACCGGCCGTCAGCCGACCGGCGGCATCGATCCGGAGGCCACCCTGGTCGCCGACGAGGATTTCTGGGGCAAGCTGAGCACCGCCAAGCAGATGGCGGTGTCCGGCCAGATCGGATCGACTGCCGGCAACATCATCGCCTATTCGGCGCCCAAGGTGCAGTACACCGGCCTGACCTATCGCGACCGCAACGGCATCCGCACCTACGACGCCGGCCTGCGCCTGGGCCGCGACACCGGCAACGACGAGTTCCAGCTCGTCTTCAAGTGAGGAGGACGCCATGGCCTGCAACGAGCTGACCTATACGCCCGGCAAGGGCTCGCGGGACGACACAGCCCTTCGCCAGGCCTGGGAACGGGTCAAGGAGACACTGCCCCGTCTCGAAGACACACCGGCCCGGGACGATTTTCCCAAGGGCGTCCAGAGCACCTGATCCGCCGAAGGCCGCCTCGTGCCGGCCCTGCGGTGGAACAAGGGGGTGGCCTTGCCTGGGGCCGCCCCCTTTGTTGTTTGCAATTGATTGCACAAGGAAACCGGCGATGCGGGTCAAGGTGTTCATCGTCCAGCGGACCAACGGCGAGATCCTGGCCGCAAAGCTGGCCCGCGACCCCGCCCAGGCGATTGCGAAAGCCAACGCCCCTTGTAGAGTGCGGGTGCTATGGGCAGACAAGCTGCCCCCCGACACTGGCCATGCACCGAAGGAGCGGATCGATGGCACTCGTGGGGATGAACCTGAGCGGCGTGCGTCAGTACGTCTCGAAGGATGACCCGGCGCGCGACCAGGATGACTATCCGACCGCCGACGCCACCGTTTTCGAGCTGGGCTCGCTCGACGTCTTCCTGATGTCCTGGGTCTACGACCGGGCAATGAGCCTGGGCGACAACGGACAGATGGCCCTGAACACCAACGCCACGAACCTCGACGCGGTGCGCTTCGGCCTCAAGGGCTGGCGCAACTTCCGCGACGAGCAGGGCAACGACATCCCGTTCAAGACCAAGCAGCAGGCGGTCAACGGCAAGACCTACACGGTGGTCGCCGACGAGAGCCTGCAGTACCTGTCGATCGCCCTGGTGCGCGAGCTCGCCGCCGAGATCAAGCAGGTCAACCAGGTGACCAAGGAGGAGGCAAAAAACTCCGCAGCGGCGTGATCGCGCTGGTTCTGCTCCCGGAGCGGGATTGCGCCGCCTGCACCGACCGCCAGCAGCGGGCCTGGGGCTGCCACGCGGTCCAGAACGAAGATGGCGACTGGGAGAACGCCGCGGAGGACCCGATCGAGCTCGACGGCGAGACGGCCTTCCGCTGCCCCCGGCGGCCGATCAAGGACGATCCGCGTGGCTGGCACCAGCTGCTGACCTACCGGCGGATGATGAACAAGGGCTTCCTGCCCGAGGCGGGCGGCCTGCATGACCAGCCGGTTCGGCTGATGTCCATGCTCTCGTTGGTCGACGCCACGTTCGAGGAGGCCTTCGAGGAGAAGAGGGAGCAGAGCCGGCAGAACCGTCGGTAAGGTCAGGAGACCCGCAGGATGCCGTTCGACGGACGCCCCAGCCAGCAGGAGCTGGAGTTCATCATCAAGATGCGCGACGAGGCGTCGCGCGTCCTGCGGGATGTCGGCGGTACTACCGAACGCACCGGTCGTCAGGCGCGCGACACGGGCCAGCAGTTCCGGGAGATGGCCCGCAGCCTGGGCGAGGTCACCGCCGGGCTTGCCACTATGTACGCCCAGGCCCGGCTGATCCGGGGAGCCCTCGGCACCTTCGGCGAGCTCGAAAGCCAGATGATCGCGGTCGCCAAGACCACCGATCAGACGGCGGCCGAGACCGAGCAGTTCACCGCCCAGTTCCGAGAGATGGCGCGGGAGATCCCGCAGGCCCGTGCCACCCTGGCCGAGATCGCCGTGGTCGCCGGCCAGCTCGGCATCCGCGGCACCGACAACATCCTGTCGTTCACCAAGGTGATCGCCGAGCTGGGGTCGGCCTCGAACCTGGCCGGCGAGGAGGCCGCCACTGCGCTCACCCGGATGCTCAACGTGATGGGCGAGGGTATCGGCGAGGCCCGCCGGCTGTCGGACGTCATCGTCACGCTGGGCAACAACGCCGCGACCAACGAGCGCCAGATCGCCGAGATGGCGACCGAGATCGCGCTGGCCACGGCGACCTTCGAGATCGGCACCACCGCAGCGGCGGGCATCGGTGCCGCCATGGCCGAGATGGGCCTGCGCGCCGAGGTTTCCGGCACTGCTGTGGGTCGGACCTTCCGGGCGATCGATCAGGCGCTCAAGACCGGAGAGGGTCGCAGCGCGGTCGAGGCGCTGACCAACCTCATCGGCCCGGCGCTCGACCAGGCCTTCGAGAACGACCCGACCGAGGTGTTCGAGAAGTTCATCGAAGGCCTCGGCGCGGTGATCGATCAGGGCGGCAACTACTATGAGGTGCTGGAGGAGCTGGGCCTGCAGCAGGAAGAGGTCAACAAGACCATCGTCCCGCTGGCCAGCAACTATGAACGGTTCGCGCTGCGGCTGCGCCAGGCCAACACGGCGGCGGCCGAGGGCGGCGCTACGGCGGAGGAGGCGGCCCGGGCCTACGAATCGTTCAACGCCCAGGTCCAGCTGCTCCAGAACGCCTTCCAGGACTTCGTTACCTCGGTGGGCGAAGCCCTTGCGCCGCTGGCGACCGAGATCATCCAGACCGTCACCGACGCGCTGAACAATCTGAACGACGCCTTCCAGGACCTGCCCCAGCCGGTCCAGGAGTTCATCGCGGTGGGCGCCGGTATCGCGCCGATGGCTGCCGGGGCCGGATTGGCCATCAAGGGCGCAACCTTCGCCCTTGGGCCGTTCACCGCGGCGATCGGTACCGCGGCGGTTGCCCTGGGGCCGGCCGGTCTCGCCATCGCCGCGGTGACCGCCGGCGCCATCGCACTTGGTGTCCAGCTCGGCAAGACCACGCCGACGATTCGTGATTTCCGCGACGTCCAGGATGAGGTCAAGGAGGCGACCGACCTCGCCAACCAGGTGATCGAGGGCCAGGTCGACGCCAACTCGGATCTCGGCGAGTCGGTCAAGGAGACCCTGCCGCTGCTGCTGCAGGAGGCCCAGGGCCACCTGGCAGTGGCCGAGGCGATGATCGCCCGGCTGTCGGCGGCGCGTGACCTGCAGCGCGAGGGATTCGCCGAGGGCGCGGCGCCGGGCGAGAGCGGCTTCGGCACCCAGATTGACCAGTGGCGCCAGGATGCCCAGGACGCCCGCAGTGCAATCATTGCACTGGAGGACTCGATCGCCGGGCTGAACCGCGAGGCTGGCATCATCGGTGGCGGGGCCGGTGGTACCCTGGCCGGGGCGGTGGTCCGGCCGCCCAGCCCCTCGGGCAGCGGCGGAGAGGACGACCCCGAGACCGATCCGCCCCGT